TATTAGAGATGTTAATAAAAATGTAGATGAGTTAGTAGAAAAAGAACTTCCGAAATATAATAAACTTTTTGCAGAAACAGAAGTAAGAACGGAAGAAAAAATTAATGAAGTAATTGATTCTTACAAAAAAAATATTGAAGATCTCAATGCAAAGGTAAAACTGTTTACTGAAACAGAAATACCAAAGTATAACAATCTTTTAATTGAAACTAAACTTAAGTCCGAAAAAGAAGTAAAAGATTTAGAAGAAGAAGTTCTTTCTAAAGTTAATACCTTATCAGAAAAAGTTCAATTTATTTCTGAAGGTATTCCAGAAAAAACTTCTGAAAAAATACAAGAACTTAAAGATGTAACTGATCAGTATAAAGAAGAGATAGATTCTATCTCTAAAAAATATCAGTCTCTGTATAAAGATTTTAAGAAAAGAGAAGTTAGTGAAAATGAAAAGTTAGAAAATTATTCTCAAGATATTGAAAAGTATCATAAGAGATTTGATTTTCTAGCAGAGACAGTTACTGAAGATATTGTAGAAATTCAAAATGTTTTAGTAGCATCTAATGAAAGTTATCATGCTAGTTTAAAAACTGAAGTAGTAAAGTTTAGAAATAAAATTTCTGAACAGATGAAAGGTCTTGAGATTGACCTTACTGTTAATGAAAAACATATTAAAAAACAAAATGATAATATTGAGGGTATTAGAGAAGAAATAAAAGGAGTATTTGATAAACTTCAGTTAGATTTATTAGAAGAAAAAAATAAAGAATTAGTTGATAAAATAAACCTCATTGAAGAAAAAATATCAGACTTCAATGAGAAAAAATTTTTAACTGAAGATAACCCTAATTTACCAGGAGATCCCTCTAACAAGTCCTCAGACCCTCTTACACCACTAGATCAAAAGTTTGTTACTCTAGATCAATTACAAGAGCATTACAGACTCTTTGTCAATAGAGTTCAACAACAAATTTCCACTATAGGTGGTGGTGGAGAAACAAGACTTCAATATCTTGATGATATTGCTGGTATTTCGACCAATATTGGTGCATATGAGGGAATGACCCTCATTGTTGATACAAATCAAACGGGAAAGGATAAGCACAAGAAATTTAGATTTGGAGGCAGTGTTGGAGCAGGCGGAACGTGGGCTTCTGATAGTATTGGTGTTAGTACAACTAAAAATGTCGGTATTGCTACTACTGCAAGAACTGATTTTGCTCTTTATGTTGGTGGAGATCAGTATGTTGATGGTAATGTAACTATTGGTGGAACTCTCAGAACTGAGAATAAAATTAATGTTGATTCTATTGGTATTGTAACTGCTAGAACAGAAATAAATGTTGGTTATGATTATGACGGTGGTCCTGGAGTTGGAGTAACAATACTAGCTTCTGGAAATGCAAACTATGCTGGAATTGTTACTGCATCTACAATTAAAGCATCAACTGCTTTCTACCCACCAATCTACACAACAACACAAAGAGATGCAGGAACTTTTTCAGAAGGTGCAATAATTTTCAATACCACAAGTAAAAAAATGGAGTTCTATGACGGTACTAATTGGCAGTCACTACCTGGAATGACACTTGGTCTTACTGTGGCACTTGATGGATGATAAATAATAATGAGTATTTTAAACTCATTTAAATGAGCAATCCTCGTATTCCAAGAAAATCTGGGCAACCAGCAAATTCCAAGAAACATTCAGACCTTTACACGGATGAAAATCCTAAAGGAACAATTCATGGACTTGGATTTAAGGATGTTGCAACTTCTAAAGCATCTGTTTCTAAAATTCGCAATTCATCAAGATCTCATGCTCACAAAATCCAGGCAGCAGTTGCTATGGAACAAAGAGCAAGAGAAATGGGTAAAACTTCAGAAGCAGCGATATATAGAAAGTATATCAATACAATGAAAAAGAAGACCAAAGAGATGAACGAAGAAAAAAAGAACGGTCGATGTCCTGAGGGACAATACTATTGCTACACTGATAAAAAGTGTAAACCCATCCCCAAAGGGTTTAGAATGGTTGGTCGTGCTGGAATGCTTCGTAAAGAAAACGGTCACTCTGTTGATGATACTAAGAAAAATGGTAATGGCAACGGAAATGGTAATGGAAATGGTAATGGTAATGGAAATGGTGGTAACGGAAACGGTGGAGGAGTAAGTGAATCGAAAAGTGGTGATTCTTCTCTGCGTGACTGGTTTGGCAAGAGTAAGTCTTCTGATGGGAAGCCTGGTTGGGTTCAACTGGGTGGTAAATACGCAGGAAAACCCTGTGCAAAACAACCAGGACAAACCACAAAACCCAAGTGTGGTTCTTCAAAAATGAAACGCAATCTCTCTAAAGATGAGGAGCAAGCAGCGTTTCGTAGAAAGAATGCAAAAGATCCAAATCCAAACAGAAAAGGGAAGGCAATTAACGTGAAGACTGAAGAATTTACAACCTTACCACTTCAAATTGAAATCCCTACAGAGATTAGAGACTTCAATCTGGGACTTATGTTCCGTGAAAGTCTGGATACAAATAGTGGTATGCTCTTCATTTTTGAAGAAGTTGCAGATCAGTCTTTCCATATGAGAGAGACAAAAATTCCTTTAGATATTGCTTTCATCACAGAAGAAGGAATCATTGAAAGTATTAAAAAATTAGAACCATTTGATGAGAGTTCAGTACATTCTGAAGGAGAAGTACTGTGTGCATTAGAAGTTAATCGTGGGTGGTTCTTAGAAAATAATGTTGAAGTAGGTGACGAAATTGATATTGAGGAAGCAGCAGGAGAAAAAGATGCTTGCTACCATAAAGTCAAGTCACGTTACTCTGTTTGGCCAAGTGCATATGCGTCGGGAGCACTAGTCAAGTGTCGTAAAAAAGGTGCTGCCAATTGGGGCAATAAAACTAAAAAAGAAGAATTTATAAATTGGAGAGATAATTTTATTCCTACTGATTATGAAACAATTGATTTAGTTAAACCAGACCCAATGAAAGCAACAAAGGGTCTTGGTAGTGAGATGCTTGGTGAAAAGTGTTGGAAAGGGTATACCAAAAAAGGTATGAAGACTATGTTTGGAAAGAGATATCCAAACTGCGTTAAGAAAGAAGAAGTTGAGCAGATTGATGAAAAGAAAGGGTGTATGCATAACCATAAAGGGGAGGAGTGTCCCGTGCATGGTGCTAAAGAATGTCCAACATTAGAGAAAGTAGATGAAGCAGTGAGATTACCAGCAAAAACTGGTAATCTTGTGAATGTTGTCTTCCGTTTTAGAAGTTCTACAATCATGTTGAAGATGTTCTTCCCTCAAGTATCATTACCAACCAGATCTGATGTTCAAGATCAGATCGACAAAGTTTATCCCGGTGCGAAACTATTAACGTTTACAGTTTCCCAGTATGAACCAGGGCAACCAATCCTTCACGCAGAAGGAGCAGCATGGACAAAAAAATCAGGAAAAAATAAAGAAGGTGGACTCAACGAAAAAGGACGAAAGTCTTATGAAAAGGAAAATCCAGGATCTGACCTCAAAGCACCAAGCAAGAAGGTTGGAAATCCCCGTAGAGCATCGTTCTGCGCTCGAATGAAGGGTATGAAAAAGAAACTTACTTCTTCAAAAACAGCAAATGATCCTGATAGTAGAATCAATAAATCATTGAGAGCCTGGAATTGTTGATTAACTTATGACTGATAATGTATATCTTGGCAATCCAAATCTAAAAAAAGCAAATACTTCAATTGAATTTTCTGAGAATCAGATTCTAGAATTCATGAGATGTAAACAAGACCCTGTTTACTTTGCAAATAATTATGTAAAGATTGTCTCACTGGATGAGGGTCTAACACAGTTTCATCCATATCATTTTCAAGAGAAGTTAATTAACAACTTCCATAATAATAGATTTAATATCTGTAAGATGCCACGACAGACTGGTAAATCTACCACCGTTGTATCTTATCTTTTACATTATGCGGTCTTTAATGACTCTGTTAATATTGGTATTTTGGCAAACAAAGCAGCAACTGCTAGAGAACTTCTAGGAAGGCTACAGACTGCATATGAAAACTTGCCCAAATGGATGCAGCAGGGTATTATTGCATGGAACAAGGGATCTCTGGAATTAGAAAATGGCAGTAAGATATTGGCAGCTTCTACGTCTGCAAGTGCTGTCCGAGGCATGTCGTTCAATATCCTCTTCCTCGACGAATTCGCATTCGTTCCAAACCATGTTGCAGACTCGTTCTTTGCATCTGTTTATCCTACTATTACTTCTGGTAAAAACACCAAAGTAATTATTGTATCTACACCACACGGTATGAATCATTTCTACCGAATGTGGCATGATGCTGAGAGAAGTAAAAATGAATATGTTCCTACTGATGTCCATTGGTCAGAAGTTCCTGGTAGAGATGATAAGTGGAAATCAACAACCATTGCGAATACTTCAGAAGCACAATTCAAGGTTGAGTTTGAATGTGAATTTTTAGGATCAGTCAATACTCTAATCGCTCCAAGTAAGTTAAGAACTTTTGTCTATGATAATCCAATTCAAAGAAGTGCTGGATTAGATGTTTATATTATACCAGAAAATGATCATGACTATGTGATGACAGTTGACGTTGCTAGAGGAGTTGGAGAGGATTATTCGGCTTTTGTTGTTTTTGATATTACAGAGTTTCCACATAAAATTGTTTGCAAGTATAGAAATAATGACATCAAACCAATGTTGTTTCCCAACATCATATATGAGGTAGCAAGGAACTATAATAGTGCTTTTATTTTATGTGAAGTCAATGATATTGGTGATCAAGTTGCAAGCATTCTGCAGTATGACCTTGAGTATCAAAATCTATTAATGTGTTCTATGAGAGGTAGAGCAGGACAGATTGTGGGACAAGGTTTCTCTGGCAAAAAAACACAGCTAGGTGTTAAGATGTCGAAGACTGTTAAAAAAGTTGGATCACTTAATCTTAAAACTCTTATTGAAGAAGATAAATTAATCTTCAATGATTATGAAATTATCTCAGAGTTGACAACTTTCATCTCAAAGCATAATTCATTTGAGGCAGAAGAGGGGTGTAATGATGATTTAGCAATGTGTCTTGTCATATATGCATGGTTAGTCCAAATGGACTATTTTAAAGAACTTACTGATCAGGATGTTCGTAAAAGATTATATGAAGAACAAAAGAATCAAATTGAACAAGACATGGCACCATTTGGTTTTTTAAATAACGGACTTGATGATGATAGTTTTATTGATAGTGAAGGAGATAGATGGACAACAGCAGAGTATGGAGATCGATCTTATATGTGGGAGTATAGATAATGGATTTAGATGGTCAAATTAAACTTGGCCACCTTCTACTTCAAGATAGAAAATGTAGAACTTGTGGTGAGATAAAAAATTTAGTTGAGGGTTTTTATAGAACTCGCAAAGATAGAGGACCTGTTGCATCTTCATATTCTTATGAGTGTAAAGATTGTACAATTAAAAGAATGATAGAGAGAAAAAGAAAGAAAGATCCCCTTGTTGATTGGAATTATCCAGATTGGTAGTTCACGTCTTGTTTCCCCTGTCAAACTATGTTTTTTAATAAATATTTGAAGATAAACTGAGACCACGGAGAAAAAAACATGGCGACTCCTCAATTATCTCCAGGCGTATTAGTCCGGGAGGTTGATTTAACAGTAGGAAGAGCTGATAATGTATTAGACAATATTGGTGCGATTGCTGGACCATTTAAGATCGGACCAATTGACGATCCAATCGACATTTCTACAGAACAAGAACTTATCAATACATTTGGTAAACCTCTTTCAACTGATACACAATACGAATATTGGATGAGTGCATCATCCTTCCTTTCTTATGGAGGAGTTCTAAAGGTTGTTAGAACAGATGATACAAATCTGAACAATGCTAACGCAGGTGTTGGTATTGGATCAACAACTAGTTTGAAGATTACCAACTACGATGACTATGTTGGTTTCCATACTTCGGATACTAGTTTTACATATGCTGCTAAAAACCCTGGAACTTGGGGTAATGGACTGAAGGTTTGTACAATTGACGACTTTGCTGATCAAAGAGTCGGTATTGCAACAACTGGTCTTGCTGATGCTGGTGCAACAATCGGATTCGGTGTAACCGCATCACTTGACAATGCAGTTATTCCTGGAACTGGATCTACTTCT